GGTTCTCGCTGGTGGTGATGAACGGCTCCTCGTCGGGGATGCCGCCGAAGATCATCATCTTGGGTGCCTTGGCGTAGTCCATCAGGTGATCTCCCTGCCGCTGACACGCAGCGTGAGCGCCGTGGCATTGCTGGCGATGGTTGAGATGAACGAGCCCGACTCCAGCGCCTGGCCCACCAGTTCCTGGCACAGGTAAGTCTCACCAGGCACCACGGTGCGGTCGTCAATGACAAGGTTGGCGTTGCCAGCCGAGCCACCCGAGGTGACGAGGTTCACGCTGAACGTGCGGTTCACCGTGTCCGTGTTCGTCACCGTGGCCTTGTCAATGATGGCCTTGGCGTTGGTCGCGGTGTACTGCGTGGTCTGCGTGGCCTCCATCTGCTTGGGAGGGACGAGGACTTTGACGGTGACGGTCATTGGAACCCCTGGATGTTGTTGGACACGGTGACGATGATAGATGGGATGCCGGGATGCGGAGCAGCGGCGGGCACAGCCAGCAGTTCCACCGACAGGTCGCTCACCGAAAACATGATCTCGACGTAATCGCCGGCCTTGAGGCTGAAAAAGTAGTTCAGGGCCGAGAAAATCTCGGCGTTGTTGCCCTGTATTCTGATCTGACTGGCAGAGTCAGTGACGTCCACACCATTCTTGCGAAACCAGATGTAGAACTCGGCAGTTCCGCCACTCGTCTTGTCAAGTTGGATGGACAGTTGCAGGTTGTAAATGCCGTCCGTATCCACGTTGATGCGCGACTGCGGGGAACCGCTCAGGAACACGCCGGATGACAGGTCCGTGGTGTTCAGAGTTACTTCCTTGGCCGTGTTGATGACCGTCGCAGTTTGCGTAGCGGTGCTGTAAAACGAGCCATACCGAGAGCGCTTGAACTCGCGCGGGGGCGGCGCAGTCTCCACGAAGTCAGCGATGTGCTTGAGCGCGAGCACCTGCTGCAGCGCGAGCGTGGCCTTGGCCTCGCACGCGGCCAGAGTCGCGGCCAGCGCCTGCTCGGCGTTCTGCACCTGCGCCTGCGCGTCGTTGGCTGATGCCTGCGCCGTTCCAATGGCCTCAATCGCCTCGGCCACCACATCAGGCGCGATGGCCTCCGTGATGGCGAACAGGTTCTCGAACGCCCTGATCTGGCGCTGGTTTTGCAGGAACGAGGCAAGCTCGTCCCGCGTCAGGCGCAGCGGCGGCGTGTTGGCCATCAGACGTTCAGCGGCTCAAGCCGCGCCTCCAGCCGCAGGAAGGAAATGTGTGCGTCAGAGTCGCCTCGGAAGCGCTGCATGCGCAGAGATTCCATGTTGCCCTGCTGGAACCACACCAGGCGCTTGCGGGTGTCGCCCGTGGTGCCGGCCCCGATGAACCGATCCTGACTCCACGACAGGCCATCGGTGCTGTACGAGGTCGAGATGGTCGGGTTCGATCCGACCGTCACGCGCCCCGGCAGCGCGACGAGTTCAAGTTCGTGGAAGATCGCGCCCTTGCTCTCGTTGTAGACGATGGGCGTCGAGAACTCCCAGCGGGTCTTCTGGCCCCACTGGCTGCTGATCTTGCGGTCGAGGTAGCCGATCACGCCGTACTCGATGTCCTCGACGCCGAGCGTGTCGTCACCGGCCTCCAGCGCCAGGCCGTCTCCGCCCTCGGTCAGCAGTGTGCCGGTCAGCGTGTCGGACAGTTGCGTGTCGCCCACGATCCAGCGGTCGTAGGCCCATACGAGGTTCTGCGCGCGGTAGCGGTGGAAGTCGCATGTGCCGCTCGTGAGCGTGAACCAGACGCGCATCTGCAGCGCCTGGCTGGCTGCGTGGTCGTACACCAGCGTGCGGTCGGGCAGATGGACGTACAGCAGCTTGTGCGCCCGGTCGATGCGGGCCTCCAGCTTGACCGTCGCCAGTTGCGCCTCGGTGTAGGTCTGCAGCAGCAGATCAACGTCCTGCGTGGCCAGCGAGGCGCTGGTGGAGTTGCCGCCAAGGTAGACGCTGGGCGGTTCGTTCCGGCCGCTGCCGAGGAACGCGATCCCCTCGTCGCCGAAGACGCACGCCGCGTGTGTGCCCACCACGCCCCGCATGATTTGCGCGCCGTCGATCCGCTGGAATGGGAACAAGCTGCCACCTACGTTGTCGAACACCTCAATGGTGTTGCGATTCAGCGCGTAGATTTCGTTGCGCGACTTGAACAGACCCACCACGGGGTCGGGGGAGATTTCCGACGATCCGTACTTCAGCGGGTTGACCTGCGTCGGGTCGCTCAGTTCGGTGACCACGAGGAACTCGCCGTCCGTGGTCATGAAATACCCGTCAACCCACACGACATCGAGTACCACGCCGAGATCCGGGTCCGTGACCTGCACGAGTCCGAGCGTAGGCGACCAGTAGTACAGCCTCCCGCCGCTGGCGATAGCCAGCCGGTCGAAGGAGAAGTCCATCGTGACGTAGGTGTCCACCGGCCCGCCAACGTCGCCGAGCACCGTGATAGCGCCGGCAGACGAGACGGACACGAGGCTCGTGCCCATGACCCGGTAGCAGACGTTGTTCCAGTTGATCCCGCCTCTGTCCTGCGAGCCCGCGAGCGTGCCGAACTCCACGACCCCATCGTGCGGGCGCAGGTACTCCTGTGATACCCCTGAGCCCTTGGGAACGGGCATCAGGTTCACCGGGAACGCCGTCCGGATGTCCGGGCCTGCGTCCGAGTAGATGCCTGCGACGATGGGTATTGCGGCCATGTCAGATTGTGATCGAGCCGGTTCCGGCAGTGAACGTGTAGACCCGGAATCCGGGTCGGCTGACGGTCGAGACGGTGTAGGTCAGGCTGCCTGGAATCGTGGTGATGGCCGGGAAGGATGACGGGTAGGCGAGTATGACTACGCCAGAGCCGCCGTCTCCGCCTGCTGTATCAGCCGAACCTGAGTACCCGCCACCGCCGCCGCCGCCGCCTGTGTTTGCAGCTCCGGTAGTTCCTGCTACAGCTTTGCCGCCCGCACCGCCGCCGCCCGCACCACCTGATCCAGCGACTCCAGTCCCGTCATATAAAGCACCACCACCACCTCCAGCATAAGTGACGCTGCTGCCGGTAATTGACGACGCCGTACCTGCGCCACCATTACCGCCGTTTCCATTTGGCGATGCGCTTGCATTTGCGCCTATTGCGCCTGCGCCGCCTCCCCCACCCGCTTGGCCGTTGCCTGCTGCGCCGTTGCCGCCGTTGTTTCCTTGCGATGGGGAGGTAACTGGCGTGTTCCCCGAGCCGCCATTTCCAGGGGTGCCACCTGACCTTCCATGACCGCCACCACCGGAACCCCCAGAGCCTGCGGTCGATCCCGCAACGAGGTAGCCATTACCAAATCCTCCACCGGCTGAAGTGATGGTGCCAAATACGGAATCTAAGCCACTTGAACCATTGGTTTGAGTATTTCCTGCTGCGCCTCCTGCGCCAACGGTAACGGTGTACCCAACACCAACCGAAACAGAAAGTGACCCTGTGCGCAACCCACCTGCGCCGCCGCCGCCATTTGCGCCGCCGCCTCCACCAGCAACGACGAGGTACTCAACCGACGAAAGCGCCGCTCGCAGCGACCCAATCAGCCCCTGAACAGCACCGCTCATGTCAGCCCGTTCCCGCTGATGATCCAGCTCGTGCTGGTGACCTTCACCGCCGTGGCCATGCCGTAAGCAGCGAGCGTTCTGCTGCCCGTGGTGCCTGCTCCAGCGAGATACATCGTGTCCGTCGTGATCGCAATCGTCACGGTGTTGATCATGTTGATGAACGTGATCGTTGTGCCAACCGGGAACGGCACAGTGCCGTTGGCCGGGATGGTGAACGTTCTGGCGTTGTTGTCCGTGATCGGGTGGACGATGGACTTGCCGGCATCGGTGGCCAGCAGGCCGTAGGCCGCAGACTGCGAGTTCACCGGCACACCGCGCCAGCCCACGCTGTCCGCGTTCGCCGGGTTGCCGTCCACCTGATCGCCCAGGTACGACTTGCCCGCAGCCGTGTACTGCGCCCACGGGTTCGTGATGGTGACGTTCGCGCCCGCGCCTGGTGCGCCCGCGACGTACAGCGTCGAGGCGTTGGTGTAGGTGACGGTCGCGTTGGTGGCGGCAATGGCCTTCTGGCCGAAGCTGCTCACCGCGCCGTGCGATACCGTGCCGCTGGCTGCGGTGGTGTTGTCAACGTATGTGTTGCCGCCTCGGATCAGCAGATCGGCAGGGGCCGTGACGGACAGCGCGGGGCCGTTCAGCCCAACGGCGTTGCCCATCTCAAGCCGACCGTTGGACTCGACGCGGCCGACCTCGGTGGTAGCCGTCCCGCCTGTCGGCGTGATCGTGAACGACATGAACGTGCCGTTCGCGCCTGCGGTCCAGTTCTCTGCCGCGTTGAGGCTGATGGACGCCCGAGAGGCCGTCGTGTACGCGGTGCCGTTGTAGCCGCTGCCGGTGACGACGCCGATGGTGTCATTGAGCTGCAGCGTGGTCGGTGCTGCCGCAGTGCCGTTGGCACGACGGAAATCGACCGCTGTAGCCGCGCCATACGCAGCGATCATGCTGCGAGCGCCAACACCGTTTGACCCATGCACCGCCAGCACGGTCGTACCTGCAAGCGTTGAGCCCGTCACCGCGCCCGCATTCGCACTCGCCACCGTGCTGCCGGTAAGCGTGGCCCCCGAGGCAGTCGGCGTGGTCAGCGTGGGGCTCGTGGCAAACACCGCAGCGCCCGTGCCCGTCTCGTCGGTCAGCACAGCGCGGAGGTTGTCGCTCGACGGCGTGGCGAGGAACGTGCTCATGCCCGAGCCGAACAGCGTCGGGCTCGTCAGGAGCGCCGTCATCGACAGCTTCTTCGTCACCCCGCTCTGCACCAGCGGAACGACATCGACGCCGGTCGCTGCGGTAGCGGCCGGGAGCGCGGAGATTTTGACGTTGGCCATGACTACTTCTTTCCTTTGTTCCGCGCCGAGATCGCCTTGGCCTTCGCCCGTGCGTCTGCTTTGCTCGACGCGCCCCAAGCCTGTAGCGACAGCAGCAGCCGCGTGGGTTCGCCGTCCTTGCGCTCAGGCCCCGGCATGTTGCCCATACGTGCGAGGAAACTTGCTCGGCGTGGGTTGTCGCCTGACTTGACCGGGGGCTTGAGGTTCATGCCCTCCGAGCGTGCGGAGGCGCGGCCCTTAGCGTTCAAGCCGCCGCTGGCCGACTGCCCTTCCTTGCGCTGCCAGGCCGGTGTTTTCGCCATCGCCTACCCGATCCGGTACCACGAGTTCGTCGCGGCGTACCAGCGCAGCCGAGCGAACCCGCCAGCCGCAAGCGTCGTGGGAGAGCCGTACACCGCCGTAGCACCGTTCAGGGCCACGGTCAGCGCGGTAATGATCTGCGTGCTCGTGAGCAGAATCTCGGTTCCGTCAGCCACGCCCGTGTTCAGCGGCAGCGTGATCGTGCCCGCGGCCAGCGTGCCAGCGGGCTGCAGCAGCACCCACAGCGCCTGCGTGGTGGGCGTGGGCAGCGAGATCGAGAAGCCCGTCGTGGGGACGTACAGGCTCGTTGCCATCGTCGGCGCGGCGAACGTCTGCTGGAAGAAC